GGGCATCATGACACTCATCAGAATTGTAAACGGATGCTACGCAGCGCACCCGAACGGTGGCCGGTTACAGGTTATCGACAAGGGGCAGACCGTAGAGGTTCCCGAAGATGAAGCCGCCCGCCTTGTAAGTTTGGGCGTAGCGGCCTATGAAAAAGAGCCTGTTCTGATGGCGGATTTGCCCACTGAGCCGATTCCGGAGGCTGCCCCGAGCGACACCCCGGACGAGGAAGAGAACGAGGCTACGGACGAAATGATACCCGGGCACTTGATACCCGGGCACTTGGATGAGGAAGAACTGAGAAGCATGCCCTTCCAACAGCTGAAAAAGCTGGCTGCCGATTGCGGTTTGCAAGTCGGTAAACTTCGGAGCCGGGAGAACATCGTTAAAGCATTGGCGGAAATGACAGTTTTCGTAGATGCAGAAGATGAAGTCCCGCCCTCCATGGAAGCTGAGGATGTGGTCTTATGAGTGGATTCAAGGACATGGTCGCTGCCGACCGTGACAGTGTCTTTCTGAACATGGAAGAGTTTGCGGAGGAGCACGACCTGAACGGCAAGAAATGCAACTGCATTTTGCAGGACGAATCTGTCGTGGAGGAAGTGCTGACCGCAGACCGCTTCTCGCAGACATACGGCGGGCTGTATGGCAGCCGTGTGCTTGTGAACGTGAAGACGGAAGATCTGCCGGAGATTCCGGTCGAAGGCCAGACATTCTATGTTGACAAAAAGCTCTACATGGTAGAGTCCAGCGCAAACGATATGGGAATGTTAACTATTCAATTGGTGGCGAATGACAGATGATTAGTTTACACGTCAAATTCGATGAACAGCAAATAGCGAATGCGGAGGCTGCGCTGGCCGGTATCAAAGGCGGCGCACCGAAAGCAATGTTCCGGGCTATCAACCGGACGGTGGCCTACGGTAAGACGAGGGCTTCCAAGCTTATCCGGGAGGAGTACACCATCAACGCCGGAGCGGTTCGAGCTGCTACGTCCACGGAGCAGGCCAGCTTTGGCAGGCTCCGGGGCGCCATCAGTTTCAAGGGCCGCCCGAAGCAGTTGCGGAACTTTGCCAGGAGGAGCACACCGAAAGGCGTGGCTGTCTCCGTGCTGAAGCGTACCGGAACGAAACTGATTCCCCGGTCCTTTATCCGAAGGGTAAGCAGCGGGCCTGCGATATTGCAGCGCACCGGGGCGTCACGTTATCCCATCGAGGTGCTGCATGGCCCGTCCGTGCCGCAGATGGCCGGAAATGTGAACGTGGAGCAGAGGATTCGCCAGGACGTATCCAACAAACTGGCGGAACGGCTCGAACACGAAGTTGACGTGCTGTTGAGAGGAGTTGTGAGATGACACCGATTAACCTTATGGATTCGCTGGCCCAGCGCCTTCAGAAACTGCTGACGGATTATTCCGCCACGCAGCCTTCCGGAAAGCTTCCCATCATGGTTTACCCGGGATACTTCCCTGTGCAGAACACTGCGCAGGAGAGGAACAGCTTCGTCTATGTGCTGGTTATCCAGACCAAAGACAAACCGGGCAACACCAAAAGCCACGCCACTGTCGAATTGGGATTCTCGATTTATGACGATGACCATACCGACGGCTGGCGCAGTTTGTTCAATGTGATGGAGCACGTCCGGCAGGATCTGCTCAAGTTCCGGTTCGTGAACATGAAATTCCGGCTGGACCTTGAGGAAGCACCTATTGAGATGAACATTCCCGAGAACCAGCCATTCCCGCAATGGCAGGGAACGATGAAGGCTTGCTATACAATCGGGCAGCCTGACGAGGAGGGCTTTAATTATGACGACTTCCAAGAAACCCAAGTCTACCCGGACTACAAAGAGTACGAAAAGCATTGAGCAGCGGATATACATCGGGCCGACCCTTTCGGAGGGCCGGCTCTCTTTTTCCGCTGTAATTTTAGGCGGATTCCCGCCGAACGTTCAGTTCATCGTGGACGAGCATCCCTGGTTCGCACAGCTCTTTGTTCCTATCGCTGATACGAACAGGGCCATCGCATCCACGAAAGAAAAAGGTTCGTATTTAAACATCTTATACAACAAAGCAAAGAAGGAGGTATAAGCATATGGCTTATAGACACGGCGTCTACTGTTCCGAAGTGCCGACCAGCATTATCCCGCCTGTCAATACGGCGGCAGGTCTTCCGGTCGTATTCGGTACAGCACCGGCGCATTTGGCAAGTGACCCGGCTCCGGCTAACAAACCGGTGCTGTGCTACACCTACGCCGAAGCGGTCGCAGCTATGGGCTACTCCGCAGACTGGGACAACTACTCCCTGTGCGAAGTTATCTATTCTCAGTTCGCTCTGTACAACCGGGCTCCGGTAGTATTCGTGAACGTGCTGGATTTGAAAACCCATAAGACTGCTGTTGCGCAGGACGAATTCACCATCGGCACCGACGGCACGGTTGTTCTGACCGACCCGGTTATCCTGTCTTCCTTAGTCGTTAAGAAAACTGGCGCAGGCCAGGCTCTCGTAGAGGGCACTGACTACACCGCAGCCTACAACGACGAGGAAAAGGTAATCGTGAGCGTAGTGGAAGGCGGCGCCCTGGACGGCGAAGCTTCCATGTTCATCAACTACGACAAGGTCAATCCGTCTGCGGTTACCGCATCCACCGTCATCGGCGGCATCGACGGCGGCACCGGGGCCAAGAAAGGCCTGGAGTGCTTAAACGATGTATTCCCGATGTTCGGCATGGTTCCCGGCATCGTGCTGGCTCCCGGCTGGTCGCAGGACCCGACGGTTGCGGCAGTGATGAAAGCCAAAGCCGGCAACATCAACGAGCATTTCAAAGCCATCGTACTGACCGACGTTCCTACCGACACCGTCGTGAAATATTCCGATGTGTCCGCATGGAAGAACAGCAACAGCTACAATGGTGAAGATCAGGTCGTCTGCTGGCCTATGGTCAAGCTGGGCGATACCCTGTACTACATGTCCACCCACATGCTGGGCGTAATTGCCCAGACCGACAGCGCCAACGATGACATCCCGTATGTATCCCCGTCCAACAAGTCCATGCAGATTAACGGCACCTGCCTGGAGGACGGTACGGAAGTTATCCTGGGGCCTGCGGAAGCTGCCTATCTGAACGGCCAGGGCGTGGTAACTGCTCTGAACTTTATCGGAGGCTGGAAGTCCTGGGGCAACCGGACCGGCTGCTATCCCGGAAACACCGACGCCAAAGATGCGTTCATCTGCATCCGCCGGATGTTCAACTGGCACGCACAGACTTTCATCCTGACCTATTGGGCGAAGGTTGATGCTCCCATCAACAAGCGCCTGATTCAGACCGTACTCGACAGTGAAAACTGCCGTCTGAACGGCCTGGCAGCACGGGGCGCCATTCTCGGCGGCCGTGTGGAATTCCAGGAGGATGAAAACCCGACCACCAACCTGTTAGACGGTATTATCCGGTTCCATACCTATCTCACGCCGCCCACTCCGGCCCGTGAGATTGACAACGTAATCGAATATGACCCGGCTTATTTCAACACTCTGTTCAGCTGAGAAAGGAGGTAAACAGTAATGAATGTACCGGAGAAACTGATTAACTTCCGTGTGTATAACGAAGGTGCAGATCTTCTGGGCGTAGCAGACATTACACTGCCGAGCCTCGAAAGCATGACGGAGACTATCAAAGGTGCAGGCCTTGCCGGCGAGATTGATTCCCCGGTGCTGGGACACTACGGCTCTCAGACTGTGGAACTGAACTGGCGGACCCTGTACAAACCCAACGTAGCCCTGGCAGCGCCCAAGAGCGTAATGCTGGACATGCGGGGAGCCAACCAGGTCAAGGACAGCGAAAGCGGAGCCTATGTGGTGCAGGCCGTAAAGGTTGTCGCCCGTGGCGTACCCAAGACCACCGAGCTGGGCAAACTTGACGTCGGAACCAGCAGCGAAAGCAAGAACACTTTTGAAGTGGACTACCTCAAAGTCACCATTGACGGAGCGGACGTTCTCGAACTGGATAAATACAACTACATCTGCAAAGTGGATGGAGTGGATTATCTGTCCGAAGTCCGGGAAGCCCTGGGGCTGGTATAAAAAGATTTTTAGCGCCTGTCGATTTTTTGGCAGGCGCTATCTTTGTAACAAGGGAGGAAAGAGCAAATGCAGTACAAGATTTATGACAAAGAGAAGCTGGAGAAAGGGCTCCAGGGGATGACCGGGGCAGACTTTGCCACGGCAGAACGTGAAGCCCGGTTAGAAGGCGACCAGTCTATTGACATTATGACATCCAGGACCTTTTATGCTGCCGTAGCAGCAAGAGCGTTGAAAAAGCCTCTTCCGGATATTATGGCTGTTCCGATGCGGGAATTCGCAATGATAACCGGAGATGTCGGAAGTTTTTTACTGACACCGGAGCCGGGCGTGGAGGCATTGTCAGGCTCCTCCGAGAAATCGCAGTAACTCTGGCACATGGGGGCTACGGACCCGTCCAGTATTGGTTCTCCATGCCGCTGTACGAACTGTCGGAATGGGTGGACATAATAAGCAGGATGGGAAAGAAGTGAGGTGGCCTTATTGAGCAAGACATTACAATTAACCTTTTCGATAAACGGCCTTGTGAGCCAAAGCTTTACCGGCTCCATGGCGACGGCCCGCAACGGACTCTTGAAGCTACGCCAGCAGGGAAAAGATTTGCAGGGACAGCTGAGGGAGCTGGATGGGGCACTGTACAGAAACGAGATAGACTTCGAGGGCTACGCCACGAAGGCCAACAAACTGAAGAACCAGCTGAAACAGTTGGAGCTCCAGCAGGAGAAACTCAACAGAGTTTTCGCTGCACGGCAGGGGCTGAAGACCGCTGTCGGAGATTTGGCAGCCTTTGGAATTGGCGTCTATGCGGCAGCCCGTCCTGTCGTCGGTATGATACAGACCGCTGCCGAGTTTGAAGCCGGCATGTCGAAAGTCCAGGGCATCACCCGGGCGACTGCCGAGGAGATGGGACTGCTTACGAAGCAGGCCAAGGAGTTAGGCGCACAAACACAATTCACCGCACGGCAGTCAGCTGAAGCCATGAGTTATTTGGGCATGGCAGGCTGGAACACGCAGGAGATTATGGCCGGCATGCCCGGTCTGCTGAACCTTGCTGCTGCCGGGAATGTGGATTTGGCCCGGACGGCTGATATCGTGTCTGACGATCTGACAGCCTTCGGCATGAGTGCGAACCAGGCAGGGCATATGGCTGACGTCTTTGCCTACACGATTACCCGGACGAACACCAATGTCGAGATGCTGGGCGAAACCATGAAGTATGCCGCACCGGTTGCGCATGCATTCGGGGCGAGCATGGAAGAAACGGCAGCCCTTGCAGGCCTGATGGCGAACAGCGGTATCAAAGCTTCGCAGGCTGGCACGGCATTGCGTATGGGTTTCCTGCGTTTGGCAGGACCTCCGAAGCAGGCTTCCAAAGCGATGGAGGCCCTGGGCATGGATATGTCCGAGATGTCGAAACAGCAGGCAGAGGCGCAGGCAGCGATGAAGGCGTTGGGCATTCAGATGTCCGACACCAACGGCCCCCGGAAGATGTCCGCTATCATCAGCGAACTGCGGACAAAGATGCAGGGGCTGACACAGGAACAGAAGCTGGCCACGATGGGAGCGATATTCGGAAAGAACGCTTCGACTGGGTGGCTGGCTGTAATCGAATCCGCTCCGGATAAGTTTGACCAGCTCGTGAATGAGATGGACAAATGCGACGGCGAAGCGGAGCGTCTGGCCAAGACGATGAACTCCAATGCCAGGGGCGCAATGATTCGGCTCAAATCCGCGGCGGAAACCGTGTCCATTGAATTGGGCAGCGTGTTCCTGCCGATGCTGGCCGATGCAGGCGACGGCCTGAGCAAATATGTCGGCCTTGTGGCTACCGCTGCAAGGGAGAACCCGGAGCTGGTAAAGACGGTAGGACTTGTTACCGTGGCCATGGTAGCCGCTGCTGGTGCTGTGAAAGTCGCCGGTGTGATATTGGCAGCCTATAACGTGGTATCCGCTGCCGCTACTGCCGGAACATGGGCATTCAACGCCGCACTGCTGGCGAACCCCATCGGCCTGGTGGTAGTCGGTATTGCCGGTCTGATAGCTGCCGGGTATCAGCTGTATAAGAACTGGGACAAAGTCTCCGCTGCGTTGGTCCGTGGTTGGAACTGGGTAAAAGAAACGGCTGTCGGCGTGTTCAATTGGTATGTCGATACGCTGTTATCCCTGCCCAGCAAAGCGGGCTATGCGGTCGGGTATGTAGTCGGCTGGTTCATGACATTGCCGGACAGACTGATGGGCGTATTCAAGAAAGCGGACGGGGCAGGCTCCTGGTTCATAGCGAAAGCGAAGGAATGGGGCGAGCTTGGCCTGAACGGACTCATCAACGCCTTTTTAGATCTGCCGAATCAGTTGGTCAACATTGTCTCCCGGGCATGGAACGCCGCAAAGAATTCCGTTACGTCCTTCTCGGTATCGGTTGGCCAGGGCATGAAAGATGCCGGGGCTCCGGTGGAGAAGAACGCTGCCGGCGGTATCTACGGCCGGGGAGCATTTTTAACGACCTTTGCGGAGTCTTCCGGAGAATCGGCTATCCCGCATACACCGAACCGGCGGAACATCTCCCTGCTGGCCCGGACGAATGAAATCATGGGTAACCCTTTGGGCGGCGGCATAAACGCCACATTTGCCCCGGTTATCAATGTTTCCGGCACAGCGGATGCGGAGCAAATCAACCAGCTTATGTCCGACAAGATGGCAGAGTTCGAGGCGATGCTCCGGAGAGTAGCGGAAAACCGCAGGAGGGTAAGTTATGCCTAAGACATACACAACGATACAGGGCGACTGCTGGGACAGCGTGGCGAAAAAGATGTACGACAGCGAGCTGGGAATCAATGTCCTGCTCGAGGCAAATCAGGAGCACGTTTCCACAGCGGTATTTGGCTCAGGAGTGGTGTTAAACATTCCGGACTATGAGCCGCCCAAGACCGACCTGTTACCACCCTGGAGGCGCTAAATATGGAAGCTAAAAGAGCAACGGCAGCAATACTGTACGACAGTAAGGATATCTCGTCAGAGCTGGCGAACTTCCTCAAAAGTTTGGACTACACGGACAACCTTTCCGGGGAAGCCGACACGCTGGATCTGACGCTGGAGGACAGGCAGGGATTATGGCAAAGCGATTGGTTCCCGGAGAAGGGAGCCACGCTGGAAGCTACGATAGGGACGAGGAACTGGGATTCCACATTCGCTCCGGCGGACACACTGAAGCTGGGCAAGTTTGAAATTGACGAACTGACCAGCAGCGGGTATCCGTCCGAGGTGCAAATCCGTTCCGTATCGGTTCCGGAGAACAACCAGCTTCGGGGTGTCGAAAGGACACGGAGCTGGGAGAAGGCAGAACTGAAGACGATCTGCAACGATGTGGCGACCGGAGCCGAGATGGAGCTGGTATTCGACACGGAGCAGAACCCGACGATAGAAAGGGCAGAGCAGACAGAACAGTCTGACCTGTCCTTTTTACTTGCCTTGACGAAGGACCAGGGGCTGGCCCTTAAAATCCACGACAAGAAAGTTGTTATTTTCGATGAGGCCAAGTATGAGGAAGCGGAGGCGGCCATCACGATAGTGAAGCCCCGGACGTCTTTCCTTCCGTCAGCTGGCCAGGAGTTTATTGCCAATGTGCTGGGCTATTCCTTGTCGAACCGGACGAGGGATATCTATAAGGCCTGCCATGTGAAGTATCAGCAGAGCAAAACCAAGAAGGTTATCGAGGCGACTTTTACGGACCCGGACAAAAAGGAAGGGAAGACGCTGGAGATAAAGGAGCAGGTGGAGACTATTGCAGATGCGGAACGGCTGGCCAAGAAACGGCTGCGTGAAAAGAATCAGAACGAGTGGACGGGGAGCTTAACTGTTGTAGGGAATCTGAAGCTGGCAGCCTCTACGGTTATCAACTTGAAAGGCTTCGGAGTCTACGACGGCAAGTACATCATCGTACGGGCGAACCACAAACTCGGGAACGGTTTCCAGACGAGCGTCGATGTGCGGAGGTGCCTCAATGGATATTAGGGATTTATTCCGAGTCGGGAGAGTCAGCTCACAGAACGGGCCGAAAGGTACTGTTCGTGTAACCTTTCCGGACAAAGACGACCTCGTCAGCGGGGAACTGCCTGTCATTGTCATCGGCAGCCACGGCACGAAGGAATACCACATTCCCGAAGTCGGCACCCAGGTGCTCTGCTGTTTTATGCCAAACCCTTCCGGTCGTGGCATGAATGACGGCTTTGTCATCGGGGGCTTTTACAGCGAGGGAGATCTGCCGGAGGAAACAGACCCGAAGGTGCGGTGCATCAAATTGCCGGACGGCTGCTATATCAAGTTTGACGGAGCCGGGAACATTGAGATACACGCCACCGGGAACCTGAAGCTTACCGGCGCAAGAATTGATTTGAACTGAGGAGGGATAACATGAGAAATCCTTACGAGGTTCATGGGAGTGTAGCATACCTTTTTGATGGCAAAGGGAACCGGATAATCATTGACGCTGAAGATTTGCCAAAGGTTGAGAATTTCAGATGGTATTGCCGTAAAGGGAGCCACGGCTATGTTGTTGGCAGTGCGGATGAGAAGAAGATTTATCTTCATCGGCACATTATGGGAGTAACAGAGTTTTCGGACAAGGTTGACCATATTAACCACGATGCCAAAGATAACCGGAAGGCGAACTTGAGAGTTTGTTCGAATCGGCAAAACAGTATGAACCGGGCCAAACAGCATTCCGAAGGCGTGAGTTATCGCAAAGATAAGAAGAAGTGGAGAGCTTATATAAATGTCAATTATAAGCAAATCTCATTGGGCCTTTTTGCTACAAAAAGAGAAGCATTGAAAGTCCGGAAAGAAGCTGTTCAAAAATACTACGGGGACTATCGGTTCCAAGGAAAGAAGGTGGTCTGATGCCTGCTGTAACTCGATTAGGAGATATGGATACCGGGCATGATTAGATGCCTGTCCAGGCACGGCCCTCAACGGAGCCAGCTCTGATGTGTTCACAAACGGCAAAGGCACCGGGCGTGTGGGCGACCCCTATGTTTCGCATGGGTGCGTCGTCCACCCGACACACACGGGGCATATAGCCAGCGGAAGCGGCACCGTCTATGTGAACGGCATTCAGGTCGGGCGAATCGGCGACCCGGTGGACTGCGGCGGCAGCGTTGCCCAGGGCAGCGGAAATGTTTATGCGGGAGGTTGATTAAATGATTGTTGGTTACATGGGAAGTATCCCGTTCGTTACCTCTCGGAGCTATTTGGTGACGTTCGACGACTTTTCCCGGAACTCGGAAGGGCGCTGGGCCAAACATGGCATCATCGGCGGGAAACCGGTGCTGGAGTTCCTGGGGCCTGATACCGAAAACATATCTATGAAAATCCGGCTGCGCCGTGACCATGGCGTGAATCCGGAAGACATTCTGAAGAAACTACGGGAGATGCGGGACACGGGGGAAGTCTTTCCCCTGGTGCTCGGCTCCAAGGTTATCGGGGACATGATAACCAGCTTCATCACGAAGCAGCCGTTCGGTTCCAACCGTGGGCTGTGGGTGCTGAAGGGAGTCAGCGAAGTGGTCACACATTGGTCCGGAGGAAATGCGTCCTATGTGGATGCGACGATAACGTTAGAGGAATATGCGGGGAGGCTGATCTGACATGGAATATATGATTGGCGATAGCCACTTACCCCCTATCATTTTTGCACCGGGTAGCGAAGCAGAAGAAATTTTGCAGAACATCCGGTGCATTTTGTGTACGACGAAATTCAGTGTTCCCCTGGACAGGGACTTCGGCATTGACGCTTCCTTTTTGGATTCGCCGATGGAAGTCGCCAAGGCGAAGCTGGCGTCCGAAATCATCTTGGCCATAGCCAAGTATGAGCCCCGGGCATCGGTTACGAACATAGACTGGGAACACGACATTGACGGGATTTTGAGACCGAAAGTGCAGGTGAGGATAAATGAAACTTAGTTCACTGCCTGATATCAATTTTGTAAATGCGGATGCGGCGACGGTACAGGCTGCCATCATTGCGGAGTATGAGTCGGTCACGGAAAGGACGCTGGCCAAAGGCGACCCCGTCCGGCTTTTCTTATCTACGATTTCTTACATCATTGTCCTGCTGTTGAACAACATCAACGAAACAGGCAAACAGAACCTGCTGGCCTATGCGAAAGGCGGGAACCTGGACCACATCGGCGCACTTGTCGGCTGTGGGCGTTTGGCGGCTGCAGCTGCGGTCACGACCATAAAGGTTACGCTGTCGGCGGCGCAGGTGAACGCAACCATCATTCCTGCCGGGACGAGGTTCACGGCCGGGGACGGCATCTTCTTTGCCCTGGACTCCGACATGATTATCGCAGCCGGCACTACTGAAGAAAGCGGAGCGGCGACCTGTACCGTTACCGGTACTGTCGGGAAC